GAAGTTTTAGAACAGGAACTATTGGCTCGTGTAGAACAAGCAGGGGGTAATATTTCTGTTCCAAATGTAGGAAGAGTAGCCCGTCGTATTAGTCGTAATTTTTGGACTAACGATTGGGAATCTTTTTACAAAGTTGTAAAGGAACACGACGCATTCCATTTGTTGCATCAACGCATTTCAAACAAAGCTATGCAAGAGTTTCTCAATGAGCATCCAAATCTTATGCCGGAAGGTTTAAATGTGGATAGCAGATATACAGTCACCGTAACACGAGCATCTTAATTTTAAGGAGAAAACAATGAGTGAAATGACTCTATTTAAAGGTGGTATTCCAGCGCACCTCCGCAATGCGGACTTGGATGACGCAACAAAAGCGCTGATGGGCGCCAAGAAAGCGGCAAGCGGTACAGGTGGTAGCAAGCGTATCTCTATCAAAGCCGGTGTATTCCGGATGATGGTTGATGGCAAAGAAGTTGCACAAAATGAAGAACGTGCAATGAATGTCATTATTGCCGCTGCAGCCCCTAAAGACTCCCGTACTTTTTACGCGAAGCAATTCGTAGAAGGTCAGGCAGTTACTGCACCGGACTGCTGGTCTAACGATGGTACTGCGCCAGATGCAAAAGCAGAAAATCCACAGGCTAAACGCTGCCTTGACTGCCCACAGAACATTGCTGGTTCCGGTAACAACGGTAGCCGTGCTTGTAAATACAGCCGTCGCCTTGCAGTGTTGCTTGAGAATGATCAAAAGGGCGAGATATTCCAATTGACCATCCCTTCTAATTCTTTGTGGAATACTGACAACGGCAAATTAGGTCTTCGTCCTTATGCAGAGTTCTTAGGTGGTCACAGTTTAAATGTGACTCAAGTGGTTACTGAGATGCGTTTTGATACGGCTAGTTCGTCTCCTAAATTGCACTTCAAAGCAACCCGTCCTTTATCTGAGGAAGAGATTGTTTTAGTACAGTCCCGTAGCAATTCTTCGGATGCACAACGTGCTATTGGTACAACCCCAGCTGAGCTAGATGGTGCAAAGCTAGAGGCTCCTAAAGCTAAAGTTGAAGAGCCTGCTCCTGTAAAAGAGCCCACAAAACGGGAATCTAAACAGGCTGCGCCTAAAGATGTTAGCGCTATTCTCGACGACTGGGGTAAATAAGAAAGGGTTGGGGTGGTTTCCACCCCTTAAAAATTATGCACGGATATACAGTTTCCCTCGTGCGAGTTAACAGAGCCGCTCCTAGCCACATGCTAGGGGTAAAGCTTGGTAGGGCTTGCATTAAAGCAGGGATTTCAGTAGCACAAGTGGCAGCAGATTTTGATGTCTCGCGAACCGCAGTATATGCATGGTTTTGCGGACGAAGTAGTCCTAACTGGCGCCTAGAAAGTGCAATCGAGAAGTACATAAAAGAACTGGCGTAAGCCTATTACAACAAGTTGTTTTAAGAATGTGAGCGTATGACCTCAAGGAATCTCTTTCTCTCCACCGTATTGGCTACAGAAGGCCTGTATTGTGTAGTAGGACTTAAAAAAGGGAACCCGAAGCAACAATTTGTAAAAACCGTCGAAGAGGTAGACAGCCTAGTAGATAGTCTGGTTGAACAGGGGTATGACGCATACTTTGGGTGTGCTAAATATGAAACAGACGAAGGTAGGACTACAAAGAATGCTAAGTGGTTTAAGTCGTTTTGGTTGGATTTGGATTGTGGGGAAGGCAAAGAGTATGAAAAGCAAGCAATAGCATTAAATGGTTTAAAGCAATTTTGTGAAGCAACTGGTTTACCAAGACCGAGCATCGTTAATTCGGGGCGGGGCATTCACGCCTATTGGCCGCTTGAGGAAGTAATTTCTTACAACGACTGGAAGCCCACTGCTGAGGCACTTAAAAAGCTTTGTGCTATTAAAAGACTTTATGCGGATGTTTCAGTAACTGCGGATGCGGCCCGTATTTTGCGGGTGCCGGAGACTTTGAATTTTAAGAACCCGACAGAACCATACAAAGTTGCAGTAATGCTAATGTCAAAGTTAGTCAAGTTTGAGGAGTTTAAAGAAAAGCTTGGTGTCGATTTGCTAACCGCAATGCCGGCTACTAAGAGACCATTAGACGAAGCAACAAGAGCATTGATGGGTAACCGCATTTCTAAGTTTGCCAACATCATGCTGAAAGGAGATAAAGGTTGTGCGCAGCTTAATTATATTTACACACATCAAGCCAACATACCAGAACCATTATGGTTCTCAGGACTTTCTATTGCTAAATTTTGTGACGATAGAGACAGAGCTGTACACCGTATTTCAGATCAACATCCCGATTACTCACCCACGGCTACAGAAGATAAACTCGATCATATCAAGGGCCCGCACTCGTGCGCAGAGTTTGAATCCAAAAATCCGAACGGGTGTGAAGGATGTCCTCATAGAGGAAGAATCACTTCCCCAATTGTTTTGGGTTCCGAGATCGCTGCAGCAACTGCAGAAGATAATATTGTTAGCGTTAAAAACGATACCCTTGGAACAAAAGTCACTGTTGAAATCCCCGCGTATCCCTTCCCCTACTTCAGAGGAAAAAACGGAGGAGTCTACAAACGGGGCATATCTAATCCAGATAATGAAGAAGAATCAGAAGACGTACTTGTCTATGAAAACGATCTGTATGTAGTTAAACGTTTAGAAGATCCAGAGCTAGGTGAAATGGTGTGGATGAAATTGCATTTACCTAAAGACGGTATTCGAGAATTTTCTGTGCCGTTGACTAGTGTTTTAGCAAAGGATAAATTGAGAGAAGTAATTGCCGCAAAAGGCGTAGCAGCATTAAGTAAGCAGATGGATGGGATCATGGCATATATAACACGATGGGTTAAAGAATTGCAAAATATAGATAACGCAGAAAAGTCTAGGCTACAGTTTGGTTGGACAAGTGAAAACACGTTTGTCATTGGGGATAGAGAGATTAAAACCGGCGAAGTTATATATAGTCCTCCTTCTTCCTCTACGATTAACTTGGTCCCTGCCTATGGCAAGAAAGGCACTCTAGAGAATTGGAAACGGGTTGCAAACTGGTATGCGCGTCCAAACATGGAAGCAAGAGCGTTTAATTTATTTGCTGGGTTCGGCACCCCATTGCTACGCTTTACCAATCTAAAAGGCGTACAAATTCACTTAACCGACGATGGTTCGGGTACTGGAAAAACCACGATTGAGATGATGATTAACAGCATTTTTGGCCATCCAGATCAGACCATGTTGCTTGAGCAAGATACGTTTAAATCCAAAATGCACCGCATGGGCACGATACAAAATCTCCCTGCTTGTATTGACGAGATCACCAACATGCCAAACGAAGAGGTTAGTAACTTAGCTTATATTGGTACGCAAGGGCGTGGCCGTAACCGCATGATGTCGCAATCTAATTCCGAGCGCCTCAACAATACGACCTGGGCCTTAATCCTTTGGACTTCTGGTAATCGCAGTGTGCATGACGTTTTGTACAGCATGAAGACTTTCCCAGAAGGCGAGCTAATGCGTGTGGTTGAGATTAATATTCCGCGCGATAACAGCATGAGCAAAGAAGAAACAGACGAGCTCTATAGCATGATGTTTGAAAACTATGGGGTTGCCGGAGAAGTTTATTTGCAGTATGTCGTAGCCCATCGTGAAGCTATTATTGAGCTTATTAAAGATACACAGGCTCGATTTGATGCAGATGCAGGCTTGACTCAACGGGAGCGTTTTTACTCTGCCCTAGCGGCAGTTGCCCTAGTAGGTGGGTTGATTGCTAAGAAGTGTGGACTGCATGATATTGATACTGGACCGGTCTATAAATGGGCCGTAAACTATTTTGCGCAAGCAAGTAGGTCTGTTAAACCTAACGCAGCTAACCCGCTAGACCAGCTAGGCATCTTCTTAAACGAGCATTCCCAGAATCTATTGGTAATTAACAGTGAGGTTGATAGCCGCACCCATATAGAGCAGGCACCCATCCAGCTTCCGTACAGAGAACTAATAACTCGTTACGAACCAGATACCAAACTTTTGTTTATTACAACTAAGCACTTTAGGGATTGGTGCACCAAGAGCCAGGCTTCCTATAAAACGATTGCCGACTCTTTAGAGAAGGACG